AGTTGGATGATGATAGTCCCCCAAGTTCATCCCCACCACCATGCATACCGTCTAGGTCTGATGATGAATCGATTCTACCTGTTTGATTACCGAGAGAACCAGTAGTCATTGGGCTGAAATAAATAGGGCTAGGTTTTACGAATGTACGTACATCGTATACTTCGGTTACTTCCATCTCTAAATCTCCAGCACCCGCATTATGAACACACTTCACGACAGCAAGGGCTGTGCTTTGCTTAGATGCAAGATTTAGGCTACTGTTTAGTCCACTTGTATCACTTAAGAAAGCCTCAGGTGTTACCGGAAAACCGCTAGATACAGAAGAACCCTGTTCTATGTGGATACCATATCTTGGAGATTCCGTGTCACTACAAGCGTAAACAACTAACAGACAAGATTTACCGCTAGTTAATAACGTACCCCCACCCTCAATAGTACTCTGTTGTAGTGTAATGGTGTGTGTAGCACCTGCGGCTATGTTACCAAAAGGTATGATTAAGCCGTCTAATACAGCATATCCACCTCTTACTACGATAGAGTTAGTACCGTTATCAGAAACATATCCGGGGGTATTGTCTTTTTTATTTCTATTGGTATCACCTACTGCTGTATCTTCATACATCAAAATTCCATTACCATGTATGCCTTCAAATAAATTAGTTAAAGATGGAGAGAGAATATAATCCCCATCGGTCAATGTTGCCGTGTGTCCTGAAATGACGTTTTCTACCATAATATCACTTTACCTCTATCATTAATTGGATTACTACTTCGTTTGTCGATGTTTTCTTTATCGGATTGAAAACATGTCTTGTAATAGGGGTGAATCCGCTTGTACCCCTTAATTGCACGAACACTTCTTTGAGCGTTTCGTCGAATGTGTTTGCTGTCGTTAAACTACCCTCTACAAGTAGTGTTGAATTATCCATGATACGTATAGTAGGCGTTATTGTTATCGCTGGTCTACCTGCACTACCATCACTGCTAGTGGCAGGTGTACTGTCGAAACCAATAACCATTTCATTGATATTATCGGCTATTGTTTCTATCATTAATCGCTTCAAATGGTCGTTTGCTGGCATTATGATTCCCCCTCTATTATTATAATCTCTTTTTCTATTAAACCTATATTTTGAATAGTTCCGTCAGTTGCTGTGTCGCTAACTAACACACCGGTAGCAATACCATCTTCATCGAAATATAATTTCTTTCTCGCCGTACCCACTGTTATCGCCCCACCTAATCTTCCCCTATCGCTATTTCCCCCAATTAGGAAGCCAGCGTGAGATAATTCAGTAATTGTAATTATAGGAGTGACTATTATTTCTAGGCTATCAAAGAATGAAAAGTTCTCGTCTGTAATCTGATTTGTCTTATCCGGCCTTCTCTTAGATGAAGACGATATGCTACCACTTTTGATGTCTTGTAACACCCCTTCTAACCCTGATTCGCTACTGAGGAAAGTAAAGTTACTCAAAGCATTTGAAAGTCGATGTTGTGCTTCTAAAACAGTTAAACGCTTATCATCATATTCTATTATATCCCCCGGTCTTACGTCCCATAAATTAGGATGACCTTTTGATTTTATTGCACCTGATGAAGATGCATTTGCTTTCAATATCTGTCTTGCAACCGTTTTAGCACGAGATGTACTAATAATAGACTCGTCTACAATAGGTGTTGTACTTTCTATTACGTCTGTGTTGTATTTACCCTGCTGTCTACCTCTATCGTCCATTGTAAGAATCAAATCTTCATTCAATGCTATCTGTTTACCCTGTACCGTAACGCGGTTTTCTATATTATCTACTGGATTAGTATCTTTTGACCCAAAGCGTATATTACTATCTATTCTTCTACTAACATCTGCATAATTGAAAGGAACATAATTTAACACACCGTGTCTATTCATCATAGTAACCCTACCATCGTGTCTTGAAACAAAACGTAAGGCTGTGATTAAATTTACACCATAGAAATCAGATGCTAAAAATGTATTACTAACTTTACGTCTATTATTACTACCTCTAGTTGTTGTAATATGAGAGCCTAATGTTACCGCACTAATAGCATCAGGCACATTCTGAGATAATTTAAGCGCTAAATCAGTAGTTCTAAACCCAATATCTACAATCTGTGCAAGATGTACTTTTTCATCTGTAAATCCTATATCTTTCAAAGTACGACCTTTCATATTGCGTAAATCTAATCGTAATCCATTGTTTGAAGTTGTTACTGTGCTTCTCTTAATTCTGTTAATCGGATTAATTTCACTATATAGTAAATCAGTAACTGCGTTTTTTCCTCTACTAGACCACACATCACTCTTTAACGAATGACCATCGGTTTCTGTATGACTAATAATAACACTAGACTCAGATTCTACCAAGGAATATGTACGTTCAGTTCCTAAATCATAATTATCAGCATTTATTGCTTCAATAGTAACTCTTGATTTACCATCACTTCTAGGCTCTATCTTCGCATAATGTACCGCATTATCTACAAACACAGGTTGCCTAATATCATTCATTACACTTGTCAAGGCTTCATCAAACCTACCTTTTGATGATTGAATTAAACCCATTATGCACCATCTCCACTATGGTCTGATATATTGAAATCTACATCACCCTTATGCCCTTTATTGTGTAAAGACTGACTAAATCTGGGTTTTACGGTGTAGTCACTTCTCTTGAGTTCATCATCTGTGTCATCTTCTTGCCTTCTTCTAGGTGCATCAGAACGATGGTGTTGTAGCGTGTTTTCACTTACAATAACTCTAGATACACTAGATTTCAAAACAGTGTTATCAAACCCTGTTACACCAGCGCCCGGTATTTTTGGACCAAAACTAGTTGCTGTTGTGAATCCACCAGTATGGTCGAATACGAATATGGGTATGTACGGTCCATTACCATCAGGTAGACCCCTACCAGTTGGTAAATTGCTAGTGGCCGTTCTACCGTTCTCTACTTCGTATGTAAATATACCATATTTACCACCCGATGTTGCGTGAAGATAATTTTGGGTATATTGAGGCGAACTACTATCCAATGAGTTATGTATGCGATATACTTCTGTGTGTTTAGCGTCTAAGACTCTTACAGGTCTAACTAAGAACTTTACAATATTATCATATTCGTTATTTGGTACAGTGTCTGTATTATAATTTGTAACACTCCCATCGGGTGGGCTTTGGTAAGGATTGCTAGTATGACCACTTCCAATTAATGATGATACACCCCAACCAGTGTCATCAAATAACCCAGCATAACACTTTGTCTCAATTATGTATGAACCACCGTATGGTCTGAACACGTTAGTGTGTGAGTATTTATGCACAGCAGAAATAGTAGAACCTGCGTTTTGTCTTGAGAAACTTATAGTTGTATAATCTGCATCAGTTAAACTACCTTCAATTTGTAATCCACCTTCTAATATAACTCTCTGACCTATGTTTCTATCAGTGTGTAAACTATGTGCTTCTGTATTGATGACTACATGGCTTTGCTCTATACCTTCTACAACTTGTGCATCTATTCCGATTCTTGGACTAGTGCGTGAAATGACATCTTTGTGTACACTTACGCCAACTATCTCTTCTATTCTATCACTTACTGTTGCTTCTGATTTTAACAGTCCATTATCGTCTATACCAAGTTTGGCACTAATACCCCTCTTGACCTCATCGGCTTGCAGTACAGCGTTACGGGGTCGTAATAACCCATCTCCGAACAACGGTTCAGCGGTATTGTGACTCAGAACAATACCTGTCTTATGTACAGGTGCTGATAATTCTGTGAGTATCTCTTCATTGAATGCAGTTGGATATCTCACACCTCTTCCATTACCCATATCACCTACACGTAGTGAATGTACAGGCGCAAACACGTCCACCAATTCATTTGTGTTAGCATTGTTAGTATTATTCAACACACCACCGAATCGTGGTATTGTATATCCGGTAGTTACAGATATATTTCCGTTAGTCAAATTGGCTATACCTTTCAGATTGAATAGTGGCTTACCACCATTCCAAATGCGTGCATGTGCGGTGTTGCTGCCGTTGTCATAGGCATCGGCACAGTCCCATGATGGTCTGATGCCGAATCCACGCACTGGAGCACGTCTTACGGTCTCTCCACGCTCATTGCCCCACCAATCTATCAGATAGTACTGAGAGGCCACAGATAGGCTTGTTTCTCCTTTACCTTCTTCATCGCCCCACCAATCTCTTTCAGTACGTGTTGGATTTCGTATTGTGCGCACTGGTGTACCGAATGGTCTTGTCATTCTTCTACCGTCACTATATCTTACTTGCCAACCCTCTTGGTCTTGATTTAACATTCCTGTAAAGTTAGTTTGCCTCTCCATAACCCCAACGTATGTTGTAGGTTTATCCACATTGTTGTCTCCAGCACCGCCGCCGTATGACCATTGAAGGTTAACGCCATCATTCGCTTGGTTGCTGATTTTGTAGTCCTCTGTTTGTACAAGTGGCCCGGCATCGTAGTTAGTGGTATTCTGAGCAGAACCTGATGCCCCTGCTTCGTATATCGCACGCACACTATTAATGTCGTATCTTGGTCTGTTATAGGCTTGACGTACAGCGTTACGGTAGCCATAAGGTCTTCTTCTATACTGGTCCATAGCCCCAGTTATTATACCCAAAGATACCGCATAACCACCATCATCATCAGCATCTACCCATTGGATATTGCTATTAGAGGCAAAATCAGCACTTGTAGACGTTTGATGTACATTCCACGGTATAGATGCCATACCGTATAAGTCTAGTTTACTTGCATGTGGACCACCACGACTACCACAAGGCCAATATCCACTAAGCATTAAATTAGTTCCACCAGCATCATGTGTATCACTATTAGATATTACTTCACCTGTTTTATTTATATTAGGTCTCTTAATTAAAAAATCAAATGGACCTGTACTCATTGCATGTGTGAAATCGTGATAATGTATAGTTTCAAAATGTTCAGGTAATGAATTATATGCTACTTTGTTAACTGCATTACCTTTCCAACTACGAGATGTATTATCTGAGAAGTATGTATTAGGTCTACCGAGGTTAGGATGCCACATACATAGGAATGCATCAGGTACATGATTACTATATGTATCTTGATTACCATTAATTATATCAGGTAATATATTTGCAAATACACTCTTACGTTTATTTGTAAGTATTTCACCTGCTGGTAATGTATTGTAACTATGTGTTAAAGTAAGTATTGCATCATCATATATGTTATCCCAAAAACCATCAGCGCCTGATTTAGCACCTAATGTCAATGTTTTGGGTATATTGATTGTTGCAGCCGTATCTCCGCTAACGCTTATTAGTTCTTTAGAATAGATAGTTCCATTCTTGCCTGTAAACTGCACTTCTTGTTTATAGTAAGGATACATTGGGAACGTATTTGCGTTATCTACAACTATTGTTCCGCTAGTATTGAAAGATACAACAGTACATTTTGGGTTTAGACTTATACTTTTATTGTATTTATCGTATATATCAAAGTACAAAGAAGTATAACCGTTAATTGTTAACTGACTTCCTATACTTCCGAAGGTACTTCTCATAAACATATAGTAATCTTCAGGACTATATTGAGATAGTTTTCTATAATTTGTCGCTTCTGAAACTGCTGACCCATTATGTTTGATTGCATTCTTGTGTAATATGCTCCACCATGGTATATGCAAGGTGTGTGCAGGAGTTGCATCATTGAACATTTTACTATATGGGAAACCCTTTCTAGTAAATGCAGGGCTTTCTGTTAATTGTACACCTACATGGTTATACAACATTAACGGTGGTATGTTAGTAAATTGACTACCTTGGTCATTACTAATATCTAATATTGCTTCATTGATGAATACTTCACAACCACGTACATCTGCTTGCGTTGCCTTTGCTAACACTAATGTCATACCACCCTTAGTGCGGTCTACATTACCGTCACTATCCATTTTTATACCAATAACGGTATTTATCTGCTGGCTGGTCAATGCAGCGCCTGAATTATTATGGTAGCCAACTAACTGGTTATGAAACACGTTAGGTTGTATGACTATTTGGTAAGCACCCACTTCCGCAGGGTCGGGAAAGTGCCTACCTTGTGTGTATTCACTAGCAGCCTCGAGTACAATACTATGTCCTCCGGCTTTATTCACAGTTGCTGCTAAAGTTGTACTTGTGCCATCGGATGACGCTAAAACACCGTAACCGTCATACTTCAAGCCTGTTTCAAACATCAAAGTGAATGCACCACCATGAATATCGCTTGGTCCAGAAGGTGCTGCGTTTATGCCACTGAAGTTGATTTCAGCATCCATAGCGTGTAAATTATTATCTAAATTGAATAAAGTGTTAATGTCGCTTTTATTATTTATAGCAGTTGCATAACTAGCAAAGTTACTAGAATCAACAAAACCATTTGTCATTTGGTAATCTATCAGATGTCTTCTGTATAGGCTTTGGTAAGCAGGGTGTGCCCAGTGTCCGGGCAGCATCGGCATCGTCGGTGTGACGAAGTGATGCCCCATTCTTGGGAATGGCATAGGTGTCAACACAGGCTTGCTATATGCGTCGTATCCTATTGTCTGTCCTGATACATAGTACAACGTGTTAGCCATATCAGGTGAGTTGCCGCTAACCTCTGCATGGTCTCGTAATCGACGTGCTGCGAAGAACCTGTTACTACCAGCAGGTACGTAATACGAAGGTACTACCTTTAGATTTGTAACAGTTTGACCTGCCATGAATGTAGCAAAGTTAACATCACCTACAACACCTTTGAACCACTTCGACTCCATAATCGTCCCTATAGATGTGTAACTGGCTACAACCCCTTCGTCAGTAATTGGATTATATATTCTGATAAAACGTCTGTCATCTGATACCCCCTTACTACCAAACCCAGCATCGAAAACATCGGCATCTATGACTGCGTCCATTTTGAGATTTGCATTGGTTGAATCCCAACTATCTATAGATAATACATTAGTCTCTACACCAGCGGAATGTGTGTAAACCGTTGGATACTTGTGTGTATGTGTGTGCCCCATCTTTGTGACATGGAAGAATAATGTACGGTCATGTAACTCATAACTAGTCTGCAATGGGGAGTTATCGTTCCATGCACCTAGTTCTGAATCAAAGGTTACTGGATTAATACGTTCCCAATTGTGGTTCTCGTATGTAGGTGCTTGACGTGGACCTGCTACACTGTTGTCGAATAGGTGTCCTATGTGGCTCTCGCTCATATCAGGGTGTATCATACCGCCTGTACCGATTGTCTCATGCTGATATGCTTGTATCGGGTCGAATCCAGAACGCACAACTATGTTGCCGGGTATACTGTTAGGGTCAGGTAACTGTACCTTTAAGTTAGGTATCTTGCCACTGTTAGCAAGTGCAGGTGCGTTACCTTTCACACCTCTGTTCTCAGGTATACGGAATCCACGTATGATAGTCCCCAGTGGACTACCGCCCTCTATCTTGTGTACTTGCCCTGTCTCATCTCTTACGGTGATGCTTTGGAACTGTATCTCTTCATTTGGTATGTTTAACACGTTACCAATCTTGTATGGGTGCTTACGCATAAGTTCGGGGTGCGCTAACTCTTGTGCTTGTAGTATAGGCATCATAGCGCTGTTTGTAGTCTCGAAAGAGAACCTCACGTTACCGTATATCTTCTCACCTGTTTGGTATGCTGTGTTACTCTTTACACGTGTCATCCACGGCACTGCACCAAGACCGCGAGCGTTGATTGCTGGCATACTGAGGTTACCACCATCCATTCTCTTCCACACTATGTTCTCTACTGAGAAGTTCTTGGCTGCTGAATCTCTATACATTTGTAATGCGTTCACATCACCCAACCAATATTTGTTAGGCCACCCATCGCTGTGGTCTGTACCTGAGTATTTGTCAGTAGATACGTTTCGGTATGCATCGTCTGTATGTAGTAATGCAGAACCAACAGAGTGGTCTAGGTCGAACAGTAAATCACCTGTCTTGTTTAGACCCGGTGTAGCGTTTTGCAACTTCAAATCAGTAGGTGTGGTACTGTAAAAGTATGAGCCTGAGCCGCCTGAGAATAAAGTATCAGCCCAGTCCCCATTAAACGGTGCACCGACAGGTACAGTTGTACCTTCTACGATTAGAGCCTCTACATTCGGTCCAGCGTTTGCAGGTGCGATGAATCTATCTTGGCCGTGGAATCTTTCATCCCACTGTGTAGTACCAGCGTATGTGATTGGGTTACTACCCTGTCCTATGACTTGTAACCAGTCACCATTTGCAGTTATTCCATCTCTATCGAACTTTGCAATTAATGAACTCTCACACTCGTAACTGACAACTAGGAATGCGCTACTGTACACTCCTTGCGGTGTTGTTAGTTCCTTAGGTAATGTAGTGGTGTAGTTAGTAGGTGCGACCCATTGATTAGCGTTACCCGCTTCATCTGTATCATTGAAGTTGTAAGTGTAAGTATCCCAACCTAAACCAGCACTACTACCGCTCGTTAAATCTAATTTAGAATAAAAGCCTGATTTAACTAAATGTGTACCTAACGCATCTCCTATACCGTCAATCGTAGGTGTACTCTCAGGACTACCCTGCATAGGTGCTACAACGGGTATGTTACTATGTACATTCATCACTGTACCAGCAGTTCCATATGGTGAGAAGTTAAGCATCTCATGATATGCGCCTAATCCAGCAGCATATCCACTAGTTGTTGTAGCAGTAGTATTTTTTGTAATAGTGCTACTTATCTTCAAACTATTTAGATATGAATATCTTTCACCATGCCAACCTATCGCACCTATCGGTTTTGTTCTATCAATAGCATCTGCAATACCTGAAAAATGTACCTGTGTCATGTGGTCACGTGTTGACACATTTTCGTTATTGAATCGTATCGTACCCGCTTTGCTCCATACGTAAAGAGTATAGGAACTAGAAATAGCCTCACTAAAAGACCCACTTCCGTCTTTGAGTACTTCCCACGTTTCAGGCGCTTCTAGTTTATTTAGACCGTTTAATCTATTAGGTGCAAGATAGAATCTAACTTTCCAATCACTACTATCTGCTAATACTTCCCTAGAGTGATAGCAAGCGAATCTAATATTAGTTCCTTGATGTAATCTAATCCAACCCGATGTAGGTAATTGTTCTAATGTTGTTTGTGAACCGCTCGATGGACTATCTATGTAATTGCCAGTAGCGCTATTACTTACGTAAGTGGATGTGCCAGCAAGCGGTATCCACCCATATCTATCTTGACGCATTGCGTTACCCATAGACGGCATATGTGTACCACCTAGAGACTTGAGTGCCCCAGCGCCGGGGAATGCGTTTATTGCAGCGCCTAGTACCGTTGACAGTTCTTCACCGTTCTGACAACGTGTCGCATCTACTACGATGTATTCCATCTTTGCATCATTATCTACGACAGTTGTACTACCACCCACATAATCTAGAATCCTACCAACTAAAACACCTGATGTTCTGAATGCAGTTGGGTGTATCTGATTTGCACGTTCCCAATTACTACCAAGTACCCTAGTAGCAGACTTACTTTTGTGCGGTGGGTTAAATGTGATTTGATTATCCAACCATGAGCCACCGGGATGAAAACCACCATCCATGTGCCATACTGTATCTGCTGCCATAGTGATACCGAATCCGATAGTAGGCGTATGCATCTTAGGATGTATATGTGTTAAGTCATATCCTATCTGTGCTGTACCTGTAACATCGTGCGGTGTATCGTCATTGAACTGTTGACCGTAGTGCCTACCATGTTCAGGTCTTTGTGAGAACTTACCCTTCCAACAGTATCCAGCAGGGCTTTCCCAATTTACCATTGCTCTCCAATGGAAGCCAGCAGTAGAGTCGTAGTACGCTTTACTTGGTGGCATAAAATTGTATTTTTCATTAACAATATGGTTTGGAAATAAATGTCTTGAATTAGATATCGTGTCATCTAACGGTATGGAAGCCCATGTACTACCGCTTACAATAACTCTGCCGGGAAACGGCTCTTTGTTATTAGATGTATTACCATAACTACTAGCCCCACTATTTGTTACTTCTTGTGTAAATGGAAACGCTTGACCCGGACCAAATATGAGGTAAGTGGTCTTACTATCTGTACCGTCTACGTGGTCTTCATATCGCGCTGTTGGATGAGCAAATCTCAATACAAGCGGTACAGGCTTTGCTTTTATCTCACCCGCGCTATATGTCACACCACCTTTAGATAAATCAGGTGCTAGTATGTTCTGTTGATTGAACGCAGGTGGTGTAATACTACCACGATGTTGATTACACAACGCTGCGCCGGGGAAGAACGCAAACATTGCATTTCCGTCTAACATAGCGTAACTCGTAGATATTTCATTTGCATTCTGTAATCCGGTTACACCAGTTGGTCCAGTAGAATATGGATGGGTGTAGAAAGTAGAATAGTCGTTCTGTGTACCATCGTTTACGTCGAGTGTTACACCGCTAAATCCACCACCAAAGAACAACGGTACACTGTGGTCTTTGCTACTCTTACCACCACGGAAGTAGACTATTGGTTCAGAAAATACGCTACCAATAGAGCGCAGTCCATCGAACTCTTTCTTTACATGGTGTTGTAATATTCCAGCAGCAGCCATAGATGTTGGGAAATCCGAATTAGCATCATCAATTACAAAACTTAACTTTCTATCATTATCTGCATTACCGATTTTACTTTCTACTTGTATGAAGGCTTTATTGTCTAACCATACTTTTCTTCTTTCACCAACTGGTTGTATAGTGTGGTTATCGTCATCGGTGCCACTTGCTATTAAGAAAGAATGCATAACGTTAGTAAGTAAAACAAACTTACCGCTACCAGTTCCCCAATTACTTTGATTACTACTACCAAGACCGTCATCGGCAGGGAAATGCGCTTGCGGATTATCTATCATCGGAAGTATGTGGTCGCCCGATGAACGTGTAAAACGTACACCCTTCAAGTTTTCACGCCATAGCGTAGTGTCTATTTTTACATTAGATGAATTGACTAAATTGGGAGATGCTGTATTTGCGTTTGGACCACAAGCCACCGTTGTGATTTCTAAAAGATTAAACGGTATGTATCCACAATCGATACTTTGACTCGCATCTATATTCGCATTACTTATCGGTCTCTTACCATGATTACCAGTTGCAGCACTATCAAAATCCCACTCGTATATTTCAGAACTACTATACTCATTCATTCTTAATTCGCCAAACTCAAGATGCGCCGCTTGGATACCAAAATCTCTTTTCAAACTAGCATTGAATCTTTGACTAAGAGGTGTAACTGGACTTTGAGAATTAAACGCTTTGATTCTTATTGCGTTTTGCGACACGCCCCATTCACCAAATGTACGACCATCAGTTGCATACATTTCTCTGCAATCAAATACGTGACCTTCTTCTGTATTTATCTCATTACCCGCGTTTATTGCGGCAGCAGTTACAGCAGCCATCAGTTCATCAGTAACAAGGGTAGTCCAGTTTAATACAGGTGAAATAAGAATCTCAGCAGGTATTGTAATTAAACCACTACAACCAATAAAGACATTACCTTCTCTTCTTTCATACGATACAGTAATTCCTACGTCTAATGCTACATTGCTAGTTCCTGTCGTATCATAATCTGTAATCTGTATTATACCGTTTTCTTTTGGAAATCCTAAATATCCTAGTAAGTCCCCTTTTGTATTACTAGTATTATTGCTTTCCAATACAGCGCCGTTGAAAGGCTCTTGGTCGAATGTTATGGTTAATGTGTTAGCGCTCAAATCTTCCGATGCACTCACATGAGCCACGGCATTTGGTGTACTAACACCTCTCCATCTTGCGCCTCTCCAATCTTTAGCAGTTTCAGTTACAGTGCCTTTTGCTTTCAGTCTACCAGTAGCATCGCCACTACCATGCATGTGTTTACCTATGGTAAATCCGCCTTGACCTACATCTCTATCGTCAAAGAAGATGCAAACTTCTTCTTCTAATGTATTTGGTAAAACAGTATTTTGATTAGCAAACGATTCACCCGCTTTTCGATAAATATATCTTACACCTACGTTATTACCAACGTTATCTTCTAATCTAAACCCGTATAAATCTCCGTTACCCACTGCATCGGATTCCACATTAGTAGTAGGTACATGACTAGAATATGCGGTAACACTAGATGAGCCGTATTTTTTATTGAACTTAGTATCTCCAATTTTACCAAAGCCCCAAGTTCCAGCGTCGGGCGCAAATCCGGGTACACCACTTGCTACTAATCCACCAAAGTTTATTCTTGAGATAGCCTTTTTACCAACTCTTAAACCTTTGACTAATGAAGACGATGAACCTTTAATGTCTAAAGATTCTGTGTTTATTGTATTGTGACTCTTTCCACTTATTGAATCAGACACCGCTCTCAATACGCTACTATCTTCAAACTCGGCGACACTTTCTATTTCTTCACCGCTTTCTACCGATGTAACGTATTGTTGTAGTGTGGTAATCGGGGCAAACGGTCTACCATGTTTGTTTAATGGCATAGGTGCTGGATGCATGTTTTCACCCTCTCTTTCGTCAGGCAACGCCCAAAAGTTACGCCATCTTCCACCGTGTCCTACTAAGAATTGTGGTTGATAGACACTCTGCCCTTTACTATTATCAAGCCACACGCAGAAGTTCCTACCACTTGCGCCCGGCACTGTACTATGAATGACAATAGTGTATCCTGTATCTCCGTTTAGGTCTTGTACTTCTCTACCTATGTGAGCGCGTATGTACCCCATGTGAGTACCTTTGTCACCATTATCCACATGCCAAAACGGAGAAGGGTCGTGTGCTGAACCAGTTAGCAATCTACCGTTTAGTGCAGCGTGTTGATTGATTAATCTAACAGCCTCTTCTGTTGCAGACAATGTATCCACAACCCCATCTTTTTGACTAATCTCGCCTAAATCTAATGTTAAACGTCTAACGAAGTCCATGTCTTTCCATTGCGGTAGGTGTTGTAATCTACTCTCAGTATGATTAGTCAAATCTAAAGATGAACTTCTAATACCCTTTAGACACAAGAATGCAGGTATAACTCTAGTACCATCAGGTGTATCGAAGAAAGTAGATGGGTCTCTTAGAGTATGTACTGTACTAGTACCTTCTCTGTGTTTTATCAAAGCGCTAGTAAAACTATCAGACTGGTCAATAGATATTCTTGTAAAAGAGTGATACGGATTTGCAATTTTATACAAAGCAACACTATCGTTAGTTCTAGGCGTTAAACTGTATCCCGTTGAAAGTCCACTAACCTCACCACCATAAGAATAGCCTGTATGAACATGATGACCATGTGCCTTACCATATAACCTAGAACCTTCTATCTTCCTCCCATCTGTGGGAAGAGTAAGGTTTTCATGAGTAGTGCTATCTAATAAGTCCTCAGTGTGACGATTAGCAAGGTCATGTGCATATGCACTTTCGATAAACTTAGATTGCTGTGTACTACGTATGTATGGGTTCTGAGATAAGAAGCCGTTTGTAACATCTATTTGCGTAGTCCATGGACTTGGTCCAGCGCCGTTGTATGCGGCGTTGACTTTGTGTAATTCTGTTCTACTTGTACCGCCACTTTCTACCACTTCTTTAGGCCAGCCTATTTGTGTAGCCTGTGAACTAGTCTGTACTTGCATGTGTATATCTTGGAATGCAATGAACTCTTTGTCGTGTGCAACATCGTATAGCAATACACGTGCGTGTTCATCGGTAGATAAGTAAGGGTCGATATAGGCTACAACAGGTGCTTGTGCTGATGTAAGTCCAAGTGCTAGATAGTTCTCTTCAACTGTTCTGTTTACGTGTTGCACATAGTTTCTTGCAGTTTCTAAACAAGTATTACCAATCAAGAAGTTTTCTAGAGGAATACTATCTCTTGGGTTAGTTGTGTCTAGTACACCAGTGCCTCCATTAAACTCGCTCCACACCTGTGATTCGTTTAACACACCTCTACTCTTAGCAAATAACCCCTCAACCGCATGGGGGTTATTGTATGACATATTAGCCCACAAGGTGTCACCGTTGCGTAACCCACCTTGTGCGTATGGGTTTAACCATGTAACGTTTAATATAGCGTCTTTATCTTCGTAATCTCCAGCCCAAACAGCCAACTTTGAACCTGCGGGTATTGCAGGTGTACCTACTGCAAAAGTGATAGTTTGTTTATCATTAGAATCGGCTTGAGTTACTTCTGTGACAACCCCTATTCTACGTATTTCTGTATCTACTTCATAATAGTATAATACATCATCTTTCTTCACGTTTATACCGTGTAAGTTATTTACATTTTTACCTGCTTCATTAGTAATTTCTATTGTATATGGGGCACTAGTATCTGCCGCAAGGTCTCCGGTAGAATCTGTACCGTTTGCTGTAATTGTAATATTGGTATCAATATTCAAATTATTTTTTAATTCACGGTATCGTTCATTACCTCTTAATGTAGTAGTAAGAACAGCGCCTGTACCCAGTGTACTACTACAACGTCTTGCTAATGTTAATTTAGCCCCGTTAGGTATATCTGTTGGATAATGTAAAGAACTATTTAGATGGCTTTGAGATGTTTGATGAACTAACACAATAGCATTTTCGGGAACTGTATAATCTAAACTTAAGAATGAAATATTAATACTTTTTAGATTACCGTGATATTGATATTTATGTATAACACCTTCTTCATCATATTGTACTTCATAGCCTAAATCGCCAACCGATGAAGGTGCGTTTGCTAATTCATCATATCCTAAATTGGGAAACTTAGCAAAATCATCAGCACTCAGTGTTATAATTGTAGCAATCTCAGGATTACCTAAGTTTAATTTCGTAGTTCCTAACACAGTGCCAGTAGCACGTTTACTTTCTATTCTCGCAGCGTGTGGATTGCTTTCAGGACCAGCCTTGAACTCTACCGCACTAACGTATTGCCTTAATCCATAATCTACATTTCCACCTTGTGTCTTAACACTAGCAGCATCGTGGTAATATTCATCTCTATCTTCATAATCAGATGATGATGTAAAATCATCAGACGCTAAACTAACACCTTCTTCAAAAGTAGCACCGCCTAAGTATAACGCTGTGCCGCTCACCAATTCATCAAAGAATCCGCCGCTACTAAACGCTGTTAATGTTAAATAACCATTACTAGTGCTACTGTAAAAACACCATTCTCCGTTATCTAAGTAGACCTTTCTATATCTGTTAGTATTTTGTATACCTCTATACGTATCTGTGTCTGTATGTGCATCAGGGAAAATACTAATATCCGCTACATGCAATCTTTTGTTTGTAGCATCATAACTATTCAAAGTAGTTGAATTAACGTATTCTCTATTCGCTAACGCTATTGAATAAGCAGATTGCGCTTCTCTATCTGCTGGTATAGTGTCTACCATTCTTCGCCCGACAGGACTAGGATTGTATGTGTGTGCAGTATGTGTAGCATCTACATGAATCTTGAATGCGTTATCAGGACCAACAGATGGGGCAAAGAATTGTTTAGAGAAAAACGGTATTTCTGCAACTGCTCTAGTACTAGCGTATTGAGTGCCTAGTTGGTAATCATGTTGCACATCGCTCATAGATTGATGCATTCTATCGTTTACAGTAGTGCCGTTTTCTAATTTACTTTCTTCTCCAAAATTAGGCTCATTGTATACTGTAAAATTACCGTAACCATCAATAGTTCCAGTAGATGCCCAAGTTTTTAGTAAATTAGTTTGATTTAGTAATTGACTTATGGTAGTAACTTCTACACCATCAGATGTTAAATAATCACCTGAACCTAGTGTTGCTGTGCTAAATACAAACGTGTCTCCAGTTTTACTATCATATTTCGCACTACTACCATCAGGAAGATAGACTCTCCCATAGCGCGTAAATCCATATGTACCCCAACTTGCTAAATCTTCGCTTTCATTGTTCAAGGGTTTTACATACAAAGTACCTGCACCAGTGTTATTATTCATATTCAATCTATATGCAGATACAGCATACGACCTACGTGTAGAGTATGCTTCGTGCGCTAACATACTGCGTTGGAATACTGGTCTAGTATCCATAGCGCCTTGACCCGGGCCACCAAGCGTGACAGTGACAACAGGCGCGTTAGGCTCTATTTCCTTGACTATATGCGAGTCAGGGCTACCCTTACCAGTGAAATCGATTGAGCGGGATACTAGGCTATCTCCTATACCTATACAACTCAAAGTGGTATATCCACCGTTTTCGCTAATACTTTCTTCTATTGACCTTACTTTTGCACGACTCAATAAATAGAGTATATTTGCATTATTAAATTTTGTAGACAAATTAACATTAGTAAGTTGCATACTTCTTCTTCGGTCAGTAGGTTGAATGAAGATTCTAAAGTCAGCATCATTAGTACCTGTTAATCTGTGATTATCTATTATGTCAAACATTTCATGTATGTGCGAAGATGAAGATACCGTACCTGTATCGAACTGTCCTGCCGAACCACTATCTAATACTAAATCAGGAGTAATTCTAGAATAACTACCTTTATCTGTCAAAGTTTTAGTTTGGTCTATTTTGTTTAAGTATAATTTATTGAATGAAGATTCATGCGTTCCCCTTGTACTTATAGATTCAATTATGGCTTTTGGTGTACCGTTTTGTACAGAATCCTCATTATTCCTTGGAGTATAATTAGCAGGTGTTAAACTCTCATCAATTTCTGTATCAGCAGAATATCCTTCTGATGTATCACCTACTAAACCATGTGGTTGTACTATTGGACTATCTATACTCAATTCAGATGAATATACATCTATATACCCACCCGGTGCATATAATTCGCGGCCCGATGCAATTGAATTAATTATCGCATCATATACATATTCAGAACCACTTACTAGAGTATCGGATGAAGGTACGGTTTTTTCTACCATAAGCAAAGGTTGTACTACTGTACTAAATGTTAATGTTTGACTGGTTTTTTCCCCATTGGTAGTTGAAACACTTAATTCAAAACTAGTTGCATCAGTCACACTAGAAACAGTAGCACCTGTCGGTATACCTGAACCAGATACACCCATACCGGGTATTATAAACGCGGTATTATCCATTATAACGGTAGGGTCGTCATTGTAACCACATGTAGAATTACTAAACGTTTTACTTATACTAGCACCTGTCAAATCAATTGCGTTATAGTGTATTTCAACATAGGGCGCTAATGTTGGTGTTAATTGTGCTAATCTAGGTACATGTAATATTGCAACTCTACTTTCTTTAGATGGTGTAACATGATAATCCCTAATGTTACTATCGTGATGTGTTTCCGCTTTATTTACATCATATTTGTTATATTGCGGAATTGGACCCTTTAGAGCAAACGGTGTATAATCAAAATCGGGTCCACCAATCGCAATTAACTTTCTTTTACCAGCAGGTGGGGTTATGGTGTTATTGTAAGAATTATAGGCAACTGTTACGGTACTAGAACTAACAACATTGTTTATTGTTACATCATTAAAATCTCTATATACATCAACTAAACTATTTACAGAAACCTGTTTATCAACCCCCTTTTCCATATCGCTATATACAATATCAATAATATCGGCACTACCATTCGCTTGTTGGTCTATTATCTCATCAACCGCCTTAGGTAACATTCGTAAGAAAGAATGTCCTTCTACATGATTTTTAATGTGTCTACCACTATGACCTATTTGAAAATCTTCACTTATAGTAGTAGGCCAAACTACTGCAAAGGGATTATTTGCATCTGACGTAGTTGTAGCAATAGTACTAGAATAAACAAACCCATGATTTTCAAACTCGCTTTCATCAATCACCATTTGTCCAGTTCTATCTATAATCTGAGAAGTGTAATGTGGTGGTTGATACGGTTTAGAAGTGCCACTATCGATTAATAGGTCTGCACCTATCACAACGAAATGATTGTCCACATTAGCGCTTCTAGAAGTGTTTAATGCACCTATTAGCCCATTGTTGTTATTACTGGTATTTACAAAATCTAAATGAATACTAGAAACAGTTAATGTGGGATTTGCATTATCTAAATTATTTATAGAATGCAATCTTAATCTTTCAGGGGGTTTTTGATTAGGTTTACTAGTTGAAGGTGTTACACCATCGGGATTGACTAATATGTTATATGGTACGTGTGAGACATTTCTAACAACAGTAGAACCCGATGAAGAATCTAACACCTCATAATCTCCTGAACTATAAGGAGAAGAAGTAAAATCAACAGTACCGGTAATTATTGTATTACCCGTAAGTTTGGCTGCAAGTAACTGTGCATCTGTTTTTGTCATCGTTAAAGTGGACAACCCACTACTACTCGCATGTGCGCTATAACTAAAAATATCTTCAATAGGTACAATAGGTTCTTCAAATCTGTATAGAAGTAATGTATCGCTATCTGCTAAAGGTGCATTCCCTCTTATCATAGATATTTTGAAAGATGCATTGAGGTGAATACCTTCCATTGTACCTCTAAATTGTCCACCTTTGCCTCCAATGTATGTTTGTTTAGTAGATGGTTTTAATACTAAATCTCTATTTTTGATAGATTCCCTTGCAACTAGTTCTCCGTTAATGTATAGTTCTATGGCCGTGGTTCTCACTGCCGCTACTATGTGTATTAACGGCCTGTGGTTTTTGTTCAATTCCGTTGCATCATCTCTACTACTAACGAATCTGTTGTATGAATCTTGAATGCCCTGATACTCAATATGAGGATATACCGTACCCTCATATCTATCTGTGTCTTTAGTTGCTGTAGTTAAGTAATGATATTCTTCACCACCTTCGCCTTCCATGTATACTTCAAAGGAAGCCGGTCCGGGTGTGTCTACGTGACCAAGTGAAAGTTTGTATTGACCTTCTTTCTCTATTATTGTACCGCCACAATCAGGCATTACCCATGCTTCTATTGTTAGATACTTATTGTATATACCCGATGTCGCTACGCTATCACGTGTAGACAATGGTGCATTCTCTGATAGAATAACTCGTACATCATCTGTACCCCTTGTGGTCCTATGACCTAATTCACTAAAATCCCCTTCGGGTACAATAATACTATCTGTAATACCGTTAAAGAAAAACCCATTA